CTCATCGAACGAGCGGGTGTCAGCGATAGCCGCCGCCAGCAGGTCGGGTTGGCTAGAGTTCGCAACCCACGGGTGGAACCGGGCCTGCGAGAACGTCTCAATCTTCGTCAAGTCTTCCGCGAGCTGCACAACACCGGAGTCGGTGTTCATCGCGGCGAGGTCTGCGACGTTCTCCGCGAGGCGCTCCGCGCCCTTCGCGCCCTCAATGGGGCGGACAAGGTTGTTCACCCGGTACGCGGCGGCAGCCTTGCCGGCGATCACAGTCGGGTCAACAAACCACTGCACGAGCGCGTCACCGGAGGCCGAGTAGAAACGCCCGTACCAGTTGTCCTCGAACGCGGCCTTCCGCTGCTCGTCGTCGGTGACATCGAAATCGGGTTGCGCCCACGCCGCGCCGGTCTGCCGCTGCATGAAATACTGCGCCGGGGACAGGAACGGCGACGAGGCAAGCGCCTGACCCGGTGACACCTTCTCCGAGTCGTCCCAAGCCTGCGAGAAGTCGCCGGCGTTCTCACCCCACGGGTTCAACACCTGCGCGGCGGTCGAGATCGGGCGGGCGACACCGTACGAGTAGGCGGCGTCCAGCGCGGAAGCCATCATCCCCGACTGCGTTGCTTGCAGCTCCGCGTTCTGCTTCGGTGACACGAAGTTCAACGACGCGCTCGGCTCAACGTCCGCCCCGAAAAACGAGGTGAACTTCTCCCACAGGGAAGGCTCGCGGCGCGGCGGTGTCGCCGCGCGGGGCGCGGTGGCGGGACGGGCCAGCATAGGCGGCACAGCCACCGTTACCTCCCCGTCAAGAATCGGATGAACTGGTCGCGCTGCTCGTCGGACTCCCACGGCGCCGCCGCCAGACCAAGAACCACTGGGGCGTTCTCCACCCCCAGCGCGTCAGTGAACGCGCCCACATGCCGCACCAGCGGGTTCGCGTGCTGCCCCTCCGGGGTCACACCGCACCCCGCAGGTAGCGGACAAGGTTCCGCACCGACTGCGGGGTGTCCGGGTCCGTCGCGTACCGCTCCAGCATCGGCAGCCACCCTTGGGCGGCAGCCGCGATCTCCGCGTCCCGCTGCGAGGAGTAGTCGGTGCCCAAAGCGGCCGACGTGGGGCCGGGACCGAGATCGGCGCCGGCGGTCACCGGCTCACCCGGCCGCGCCGAAGGCGCGTTCAACGGGACCGGCGAAGGCCCCCCACCCGCCATCGGCGGCGCGGACCCTTCCGGGCCGGCCATCGTCGCACCCGCCTGGATTTCACGGAACCGCTTCGCCTCCCCGTATTGGGCGTCCGGCAGCTCCATCACCGGACCCCCATCGGTTCGCTTCGAGAACGGACCCGGGCCGGAAACCCCGGCCGGGGCGGAAGGAGCCTGGTAGCCACCAGCCATCAGACCGTCCTCCCTTTCAATCCTTCGCCTGGTCGGCGGTCAACTGCTCGATCGCCATAGCGGCGTACGTGTGGAAGTCGCGGTCCTCCAAGCGTTTACGCGCCTGGCACGCGGTGAGGAACGCGAGCGTGTCCAGATACTCGCCCGCCTCCCGCGCAAGCCTCGACAGGAACGTGAACGTCGCGGACGCGATGAGAGACGGGGGAGGCACCATCGGTGTCAGAATGTCGTCCTCAACCCCGCCCTCATCGTCGTCCATCAGAGCTACTTGGCCTTCGCCTTGTCGTTGGCGCCGGTGCCGCCGGAGTGGACACCCTGCTTCACCATGCCGCCCACGGTCGGGCCGGTCGTCGCGCCGACACGCGGCTGCGACACGTTCGCCTTGCCGGGCTTCCCCTGGGTGCCGGCGAAGTCGCCACCGGGCTTAGGGCTGTTCAGTCCCATACCTTGTTCTCCCTTATCCCGGTCAACCGATCGGTTGACGCTTCAACACCGACGCTGACATGCGCGGCTGCCCGTTCCCGCTAAGCGAGGTGAGCAACTGGCGCATATCGGGTCGCCCACCTGGCCCCATGCCTTGCTGGCCTGGGGCCACGCCCGGCATCCGGCCGGACTGGTCGAGCCCACCGGGGCCGGGCGGGGCGCCGTCCATTCCTGGCGGCCCCGACTCCTGACCCTGGTCGGCTTCCTCCTGCTCGGGAGGCTCGAAAGCCTCCTCTAGCAAGTCTTCAATCGCGCGGCCCTTCTTGCGGCCCTGCACCACCGCCGTCACCACGCGGATCACCTGCGCCGGGTCCTGGCCTTGCTGCGCCATCAGCGGCAACGACTGGATGTACCCGGCGACACCCTGCTTCAAGTAGTCCCGCATGTCCTCAACGTCGATGCGGCGCTCCTCATCCGAGGGGTTGATCGCCACCGGCAGGTTGCGGCGGAGGAAGTCGCGGGAGATCAGCTTGTCGCCGCGGGCCTGCAACCCCCACACCAAGGCGCGGTTCGGGTCCAGACCGGCCATCAGCCCGTACGTCACGTCGATCGTGTAGTCACCCTTGATGTCCTTAGACGGGGTGTAGTTGATCGAATACGGGGTGCCGTTGTCATTCCCCCGCACCGAGCGGGTCTGGTCCGGCCACAGCTTCTCATCCATCTCGAAGCACATGGCGATCACATCCCGCAGCGCCTCCGCGTGGACCTGCTGCGCGGAACGCACCTGCGTGTCAAACCCGCCCATCAGGGCTTGCACACCGCGGCCGGTCACAATCGACGCGTCAATGTTACCGGAGCGGCCCTCCGGGTAGCGGGACCCGGAACGCATCTCATCCAACAGGGACGCCTCTTGCGCGAACACCCCCGGCGGCAGATCGAGCGGAACCCGCCTGATCTTCTCAGGGAACTGCGAACGCAGCACGGACTGGCCGCCCATAGCGAACTCTTGGATGTCGTTCGGCAACGCGATCGGCGCCTCAACGGAGTCCTGCGCCGCCTGCAAGGCGAGGATGGCGAACCGGGACCGCGCCAACTGCACCCAGATCACGTCATCGAACTGGCCGTGCTGCTCCCCCGTCAGATCAGGGCGGCCGGCGATCACCACCGGGCACCTGCCCAGCGGGTTCGCGTACTCAGCCAGCACGGTCGGACCCTCCGACGCGTTACGGGACGCGCCCGGCAAGAACAAGACGGTGCGCTCGTCATCCGTCCAGCGGATCACCTCGTGCATCGTGTTGCTGGGCTCGTTGCGGAACGGCCCCATCAGCCGGCGGGCCGCCTCGGGGAACAGGTTCACCAGCTCGTACTCGCGTTGCAGGAACCGTTTCGCCAGCCCCGTGCAGTTCCCCCACCTGTCAAACTCCGGGTACGCGCCGTACGAGTCCTCAACCCGGATATGCGGGCGGGACTCCTCGAAGTTCGGCTCCACCCAATACGTTGTGAACCCGTACGTGTAGTAGTAATCCATCCCCAAGAACATTTGGGTGGCGAGCCGCGACGACTCCACGTAGTAGTTGCCGATCCGGGTCCGCTTATCCGCCCGCGACCGCGAGGTCTCGTCCATCGTCTTCGACGTGCCGCACGAGAACGCCGGCAGCGGAGCCGAAATCTCCGCCAGGTCCCTAGCCACCACGTCGATGAAGTTTGCCACGATCGGCTTCGGCCACTGCGACGGGAACATCCCCGGGAAAGCCAGGTCCGTGTCACCCGCCCGCACCGCGCGCACCAGTTCATGCCTGCGGTCCCGGTCAGCGTACCGGGCCTTCAACACGTCCACACGACGTGCGATATCACCGATCACCGGGAACCCCATCCATGTATGCCTGTCACAATGTCAGCCTGTAAGGCGGTGCGTCTGCGCCCACTCATCCAACCGGATCACCGCGCGCCCCGAACGGGCACGCGCCGTGGTGAACTCCGATTCCAGATGGGAGCGGTTGAACCTGTTCGCCGCCGCCAACTGCTCGCGGGCGCGCAGCTCCGCGAACCACAAAGCCATCGGCAGATCCTGCTTCAACTTCGAGCCGCGCACCCCCGGCCGCCACGTCACAAGCTGCTCAATCAGCGCCTTCACATGCGACGACGCCTGCGGGTCCGGCAACTCGATCAGGTTGTCACCCGCGTGCTTATCCCCGCCGTACCCGCCCTCCTTCCGCGTCCGCGTCCCGAACAGCGGAGCCAGGGAGGCGACACCGAAATCCGGGTCAGCCTTGTTCCGCCCCGTGTAGTGGCCGATCATGCGGACACCGCGCCCAGCCAGGAACCGGCGGATACCCTCATCCTCCGTCAGAAACAACTGAAACGCGTTCTGCTCCACCACCCACTCGTGCGGCTGGTACAAGTCAGTCCACTGCTCGATCAGGTCGCGGATCGCCGCCGGCGTCGGATGCGGCATCACCACCGCATCCAGCACATACCGCTTCTGCGACTGCCGATCCACCGCGTATGTGATCGCGGCCGTGTCCTGCGACATCGCCGGGTCCAGCGAGCACACCACGAAAAACCCTGTCGGGTCCGGGTGCCCCGGAGCGCCCCGCACCAGCCGCCCGGCCTTCCGCATCCCGTTCACCGAGCCGGTCACAAGCAACTGGTCGAAAATCGCAACCTCGTCCACGTCCTGCTGCTGGTACACCATCGACCAGATACGCGGCCCCACATCATCCCGCACCCGCGCCAGGGCCGGGCCATCCCACCGCGGAAACAAACCCTCCTCGTCGGGCTCCTCAAACTCCGCGCCCTCAAACGGGCGATCCGAGCGAGGCCACAACGTGCGCCACCCCGAAGGGTCACCCGTGCCGTAATCCAACACCGCCGGCTGCGCCAAATACGTCCACGGCGGCCTGCCCGACGAGTAGTGATCCGGGTTCCGCAACTCCCGATACAAGTCCACCGGGGCAACCCTGGTTCCGATCACCAACAGCTTCCCGTGCGGGCCAAGACGAGACGAGACCTCAATCCGAATCCAATCCATCTGCTTCTCCCACTCCCCCGCATTGGAGAGGGTCACGCAGTCATCCAGAATGATCAGATCAGCGCGGGCGCCGTAAATCTGCCCACCCATACCCAGCGCCTCAACAGTCGGGTCCTTCTCCCCGCTGTCCCGATCCTCCCCACCCAAGTAAATCTGAGTCGCCGTCCACGACTCGCTCTCCCCCCGGAAACCGCCAGGCGGGCCAAACGTGCCCTGCAGGAGCGCGTACGCCGGATGCGTCAGGCGCTGCTTGATAGCGAACAAGAACTTCTTCGCCTGCGCCTGCGTCTTCGACACCACGATGATCCGAACATTCGGGTCCCGGCAAATCCGGTACACCGCGTAATCGATCGTCACCGTCATGCTCTTGGCGTGATTCGGCGGGGTATTCACAAGCAGCCGGTTCGGCTGCTGCCGCTCAAACACCGACCCCGGAATCACCACCGGGTCATTACCCTCCAACAAGTCAACCCACGCCTGCTGATGCGCGAACGTCCGGCTGTTCAGGAACCTTTCACGGAACTCCGCGAACCCGATCCCCTCCGCCGAACCCCGCCCCGCCTTCCGCCCCGCCATGATCGCATCGCACACA